TTCACAATGAATTAAGGGAGAGGTGCAAGCCTCTCCTTTTTTATTTATCTTTGTAAAAAAATCAACAGCCAATGTGCTACGAAAAACTTCTTGGCCTTCAAGGGTGCGACAGACCAGAGCCAACGACTGGGCTTTACATTGACGACCTCGGCATTAATCAGACATTACTCGGGCAGCTAATTACTGACCAATACAACAGCGGAGTTGAGCTCTTTGAAGCAAAGCGAGCATTTGCTTGGCGCAAGATGTCGACTGATATCTTAAGCCGATTGAATCCAATGATGAAAGCGGATACGGTTGTGGAATCAAAGCGCATCGGTCAAGTGGTAACCAACTCAAGCAATGTTGATCTTGCACTTGGTGCAGGAAAGTTTGCAGGCATCAGAGTAACAATTGACCCGAACACTGCAAGCTTCTTAAACTTCTACTTGTCGAACTTTCAGATTGACATCTACACTATGCAAACGCCAGTGGAGATATTTGTCTACGACATGGCAACGCTAAAGCTGATTGATTCTTTCTTCTACCAATCGGAAGCAGTTGAGGAGTTTATCGGCAAGACCTTCAGAGCGAATCGCCGCAAGATGGATCTCGCTTTTGTTTATGAGTCGCTTTACGACACAACAAGGATGGTACCTAAAAGAGGCAGTTGCACTGATTGTGGAGGTAACTTGAGAGCGGTTCACGTTTGCCCATTTGTTGATGCGATCGGAATTGAATTGACAACGGACGGCACTAACGTGCTATCATCAAAATCTAAGAAGTACACGCAAGGGATGTCGATGGTTTATAATGTGAACTGCGACAGAGAAGCTTGGCTGTGCAGCATAGGTGGATTGATGGCGATGCCGCTTGCTTATGCAACAGCGGTTGAGATTTATAACTACGGGCTAACAATCAGCCCTAACCAACGAGTGAACACAACTGTCAGCGTGAACACTGGCTTCTCAACTTCCGACCCTAACGATGGAATGATCGCAGGGCGCGACATTGCAGCAACGAGATACAACGAAGAGCTCACGGCCATGTTGCAAAACATGAGAATGCCTGACGATAATACGTGCTTTGATTGCAGAAGAAATATGAAGTACGTCACAGCACTTCCTTAATGGCAACGCCCAAAGAGATAAGTGACCGCATCAATGGGCTGTTCTCCGAATGGAGTTCCGGCTTCACACCTTTATCGGCAGCAGTGCTCGATATGCGCAGGGAGATGTTTATCAGAATCTTTGGAACAGGCACAAGCGGCGGAACTAATTCGGCAGGGCAAACATTGCCTACTAAGCCTTACACTCCTGCATACGCAAAAATAAAACAAGCAAATGGCCGTCCTCCATTGGAGCTCACAGGATTCCTCAAGCGATCATTTGCAACAGACCAAGGCTCGGTTTTCAGCGAAGGCTTTGGAGTTGCAATCTACATCCAAGCAGATGAATCTGGAAAGGCGGCAGGATTGCAAAAGTTATACGGCCCAATATTTCAACCAACAGCGGAGGAGCAATCGAGAATGTTGCAACTACATGCAGACTTGTTGGTTGAGCAAATCGCAAATCAGATAAGCAAACCATGAATCTACTTAAGACCATCATCGAGCGGCTCAACCAACGTGTTGAGGTTGCGAATATCTTCGACAAGCAGTTCGGCTTATGCGAGCTCAATGCAAACGGCAATGAGAAGGCTTGGGTTCATTACATCGGCAATGGTCAGGCGGAGGTAGTTACCAACTTTGATGCAAAGCAGGGCACATTGTTCTGGGCTAAGCGTGGCAAGGTAACAGTTACCAAGACTGATGCCTACAAGATGAGTGGATGCAAGCAGTTATACGTTACATCTTTCCCATTGACTGCTTATGCTGTTGTGCGCAAGAGCCATCTGCCATGCGATGGCGATGATGCTCAGGATTGGCTTGCTTCAAGAATCTACAAGCTGACAAGTGGCACTGATTCACAATTCAAGCAGAGCATAGGTGTTATCAATTACGAGGTAATTCCGAGCGGATACATCAACGAGATTAAGAGCCTAACGGCAAACTACGAATTTGCTTGTGTGACTGTCGACTTTGATGTTCAAGTTATCACTACAACTGAGGATGGTTGCTACGACATTTGCGCAACAGGCGACATTCCCCTTCCAGACTTCCAACCTTGCACACCATGCTTGACTGAGGTTGCTGTAGATGGTGTGACTATCATCGGAAACGGAACCCCTGCGGATCCACTGAGTGCAGTTGGTGGAGGTGGTGGTGCGATATCGGTGGAGGAAGAAGGGGTGGAGGTGACACCAGTTGCAACGACATTAAACTTCACCGGTGCAGGAGTCACAGCATCAATGACATCACCTGGAGTGGTTGAGGTAAATGTGCCAGGCGGCGGCGGAGCAGTTGGAACATTGCAGGAAGTTACCGACTTAGGTAACAGCACAACCAACGATATTGAATTTATTGCAAGCGCAGGGCTTTCATTTGACAATGGCGCATTCTTCCGCAAAGGTACAACTGATGCAGGGAATGGCGGAGCAAAGGGCACAGCGCAAATATGCTCAATCAGCTACGAGCTAAAGTGGGAAGCAGGGCGGTTGTACTACATGCAGCAAGATGGTTTCACTATTCGCGATGTGACTCATAACTTTACCTTTGTACCTCAAGTAACTGATGACAGCACAAAGGGATTTGTTGTTGGTTCTCGATGGAGCTTGGATGATGGCACTGTCTACCTTTGCTCAGATGATACAATCGGAGCAGCAGTTTGGGCAGTTGTCACAGTTGGCGGAGTTACATCGGTGACTGGCACAGCACCCATCGCATCAAGTGGCGGCAATACTCCAGACATCAGTATCACTCAAGCCGATGGCAGCACTGATGGATACTTGAGCTCAGCGGATTGGAGCACCTTCAATGGCAAGTTTGATGTGCCTACTGGAACAAATACCGACTACCTTGATGGCACTGGAGCACCGACACCATTCCCGACATTACCAACCGGAACTGTCACCTCAGTCGACCTAACGATGCCTGCTGCATTCACTGTCACTGGCAATCCTGTGACAACGAGCGGAACATTGGCGGTTGCAGCGGCAGGGCTTTCAACGCAATATATCAGAGGTGATGGTCAACTTGCAAACTTTCCAACAAGTCAAGGAGGCGGTTCATCAGTTAGCTACTACCTCAACGGCTCTGTACCTCAAGGTACATTTGGTGGTTCTGCCTATGAGCAAATGAGTAAAACTCCAGTCTTCTTAGGTGGTACAACCTTTACAAGAACCAATGCTCAAGGCAATGGATTGATAGCACAATTTATTACAGATGCAAATGACCCAAGTGTTTTATCAATACCGGCAGGAAATTGGAATTTAGAACTATTTTTCAGAGCAACATCAAATGGTGGCAGCCCATCTTACTATGTTGAATTGTTAAAGTATGATACTATAGGTCTTACATTTACATCAATTGCAACTGACTCAGCAACACCTGAAGGCATAACAAACGGCACAACATTAGATGCTTATTTCACAGCATTGGCAGTGCCTGCTACAACACTTGCAGTCACAGATAGGTTAGCACTTAGAGTCTTTGTAAATACATCAGGTAGAACGATTGAACTACATACTGAGAATGGTCACCTATGCCAAGTCATAACCACTTTTTCAACTGGTTTAACTTCGCTTAATGGACTCACTGCTCAGACTCAGCTGCTCGCAGTTGGAACGGCAGGCACTGACTTTGCGATATCATCCACAACAGCGACTCACACCTTTAACCTACCAACGGCATCAGCTGCAAACAGAGGTGCATTGAGCACAGCTGATTGGTCAACATTTAACGGCAAGCAGGATGCACTGGTAAGCGGCACAAACATCAAGACTATTAACTCAACATCGATACTTGGCAGCGGTAACTTTGCCACTCCATTCGAGCTTGTTGTTGCGGCATCAGATGAGAGCACTGCGCTAACTACCGGAACGGCGAAGATTACTTTTAGAATGCCAAGAGCTGTGACACTTACTGCGGTAAGAGCATCGCTAACAACTGCTCAAGCAAGTGGTAATATCTTTACCGTTGACATCAACGAAGGCGGCACAAGCATCTTAAGCACTAAGCTGACAATAGACAACACCGAGAAAACAAGCACAACGGCTGCCACTTCTCCAGTAATCAGCGACACTGCTCTTGCCGATGATGCAGAGATCACCATTGATATTGACCAGATTGGAAACGGAACGGCAAAAGGATTGAAGGTAATGTTAATCGGAACATACGCATGAGTTTCTTAGTCAACCCATATTCTTATGGTGGATGCGATGCTGATGCAGTAGCATTCCTTGCAGCAGCAGGTATTACTGATGCCACAATCACATCAGCTATCTGCACATTGGTATCAAGCATGAAAGTAAACGGAACGTGGGCGAAGTGTAATGCTATCTATCCGATGGTAGGTGGTACGGCAACAACGCACAAGTTTAACCTTAAGAACCCACTTGATACCAATGCTGCATTCCGCTTGAACTTCGTTGGTGGATGGACTCACTCAGCAAACGGTGCGCTACCTAATGGAACTAATGCCTATGCAAATACCTTCTTAAGTCCTTCAGTTAATTTGTCATTAAACAGCCATTCATTTGGTATTTATTCAAGAACTAACAATATAACAGGAAGTCAAATTTATGGTTGTACGGATGCTGGTTTTCTTAATTTTATTCAAAACAATTTAACAGCAGCAAACCTTTATTCAGGAGGAATATCAACTGGGTTTATTAGCTACACGGCTGCTCCAACAACTTCATTAATAATGGTAACAAGAACTTCAAATACATTATTTAAAGGATTTAGAGCCAATGTTTTATTGGGAACAAATACAAATTCCATAAGTGCATTACCAAATGTTAGTGTTTATTTAGGGGCTAGAAGTAATAATGGAACGGCTGTTGCATTTAGTTTACATCAATTAGCTTTTGCATTTCTTGGTGGTGGACTAAACGATACCGAATCAGCATCATTGTACACCTCAGTACAAGCGTTTCAAACAACCTTATCTCGTCAAGTATAATGGAAGTATACCTACTAACAGAAGAACAGGCAGGATGGCTCGATGGTGTCGAGTTTATTGCCGATAATTACTTTAACCCAATCCAAGATGCAGATGGCAATTGGATAATCTCAATCGAAGAGGTCGAGCAGTCCTCACTCGATTGGGTTAAATTCTTACCTTTGATAACCTACAACCCAAAACTAACGACATGGCAGGAGTAAAGATTACCGACTTAGAACTACTAACTACACCAGTAGCGAGTGACGACTTGCTTTACATTGTTGATGTTAGCGATACAACCGAAAGTCCGCAGGGAACAAGCAAAGCGATTGAGGTGGGGAATCTTGCATTAATTGAAAGTGCAACATGGACACCAGTAATTACAACAAGTTATCAATCATCAGTATTGTTTAAAGCGTTATATACTAAATTAGGGAATTGTGTTAATTTCAGCATAAATTTTAGTTTAACTAATGTTTCAAGTCCAATACTTTTCGGAGATACATTTTTTACACCTCCTACTGGATTAACTCCTACAACCAATTTTATTGGTTCAATGTCATTTAAAACTAATGTATCAAATTGCAACTCAAATGCAACATCTTATACTGTTGGAACAGATGGAACAAGTATTGTTCATTCAATGATTAATAGTTCAGCTTTAACTGGATATAACATCATCATTCAAGGCACTTACCTAATCGCATAAAATCATGGCAGGAGTAAAAATAACCGACTTGACACCACTTGCTACGGCAGCAAGTGGAGACCTATTGTATATCGTTGATGTATCCGACACAACGGAATCCCCTCAAGGCACATCGAAGAAGATTACACTTAACAACTTAAAGTCATCGCTTGATGTAGTGAGTGGAACATGGACACCGATATTTAGTAACAATGCAGGAGCATGTGGTACTGTGACATTGACAACTGCATACTATTCAAGAGTAGGTAATATTGTAACTTGCACAATATATGCCAGTGTTGATACTGATTTTAGTTCTGTTGTTACAGGTAATTTTGATTTTACTTTCCCAATTGCACCAACAAGCACTAATGCAAGAGGTATAACATCATTTAATCAATATACTAACGGAGCAAGTGATGCTGTTATAGATGAGACAATTTATCTAAGAGCATTGGCAATAGACCCATTTAATTCTACTGAATCATTTGTTGCATCATTTCAATACTCTTTGATATAATGCGACTTAGCGAAAACGGCCTGCGCCTCATACAGGAATTTGAGGGCTTGCGCTTGACATCATACCTCTGCTCAGCAGGAGTGCCGACCATAGGCTACGGCGCGACCTACTATGCAGATGGCAGTAAGGTAAAGCTCGGGCAGACAATTACCAATGCTCAAGCTGCGCAACTTCTTAAGGATCATGTTAAGGAGTTCGAGGGTGCTGTGCTTGGACTGCTTAACACTACGAAGGTGAATCAGAATCAGTTTGACGCCCTTGTAAGTTTCTGCTTCAACCTTGGAGCAGCAAACCTTGCAAAGTCTCAGCTGTTGCGGTTTATAAAAACCAACCCAAACGACCCAAAGATTGCAGCTGAGTTCCTTAAGTGGAACAGAGCAGGCGGCGAGGTTTCCACTGGGCTTGTAAGAAGACGTAAAAAAGAGGCGCAACTATACTTTACAAAAATCGTTTGACAATTATGGCCGCAAGAAGAGTCAATAAGCCCAGGCAAGTGCTCGATATTTTTATCAAGTATTGGAGGCCGACCATTGGCTCTTTGGTAATTCTCTCAAGTGTGTTTGCGCTTATCTTTAAGCAGATAACCACAGAGACTCTTGCAGCTA